ATGTGTCTGTGAGGATAGCCAAGAAAGCTGACATCATATTCATCGCCGGTAGCCAAGTTAGGATCAGTTAGAGCCGCTGGATACTTGTGTATTCCTTCTTTTTGGAAGGTAACCCAAATCATTTTTTTCATCGTGTATGTCCTGGCAAGATGTAGTTATAAACACCTGTACCGCTGTCAATAGTAATCATACAAGCTACTTGACAGAACTGTACTGTACATTCGCCACTCATACCAAGTTTAAGAATACTCAAAAACTTGTCGATGGGCCAAGCATATCCTTCTTTCATAGTGCCTGTGACACCTGTAGCAAAGGTCATGCGTCCAAAGTGACTGCCGCCTGTGTCGCTACCAAAGATGAAAACAAGTTCGTTGTTTTCTGTCTTAACTGTGAATGTTGGCTCAAGTGCAGAATAGATACCTGCTTTTTGGCTCATTTCACTTACTTTGCTTTTCTTGGGCTCAAAGCTAATATCCCACTTAACACCTTTAAACTTACTTTGTTGTAGTTGTGTGTCAATGATCTCTTTGTTCATCAAACGATACTTGTCGTTGTTGCCATCTGCATCTTTAAAGATGAAATATTCTGGAATTGTACTTCCATTCTTTTCAACAGTAGATACTTCGACTTCAACGCCGTCTTTATTGTATAGTCCAGTGAGACCGTTTAAGAAACCCAAGTTTCCTAAACCAACTTCACCAATTAAAGGTGCCGCTGGATTTTTTAACTGCGCTTCCAGAACCACGTTACGTTTCTCGTCACAGGTCCATACTTCTGTGCTTTCAGTAGTCCCAGTAATCTTTGCTAAATCAAAGAAGCCGAGGCTGGCTGTGTGTCGCACGATATCAAAAATTGCGTCTTTCATTATTTTCTCCTATACGCTAGTATAGCGTATTTAGGTTGTAGTGTCAACTGTTATAACTACCTATGTTACCAAAACATAGTTAAGCTGACTATTGATACGATATGCGCCAAGCATATCGTGTATTCTATTTAGTTCAGCCGAACAAACTTTCGAAGGTGTTTGTTTGGTCACTAGCACGAATATCCCAATCAAGAACACCAATTAAGTTTTCCACTTTATTGTTGATGATTGTTTCTTCCATTGCTCCATGGTCAAAGGGCATATCCTTAAACCAATCTGGCAATCTCATTTCATCAATTGGATAAGCAATACTTGTGATACCCATTGGATTGGATTTGAGTTTACAAACGATAACTTTCATACCGTCTGTAATATCCAAACTTGCTTGATCACCGTGTGCCTTCTTAAACCTATTCCAATTGATAGCCGCCATAGCATGTCCAACTCCGCACTTACCAGTCTTTTCAAAAGTCTCAGTATGTTTGGTTAAGTTATTAACACGCTTAGGAGTACCTTTCTCCCAACCTGGTCGCTCTTTGAACTTTGTTCTAAACACATTGATAGCATCAATAACGTCTTGCTTGTCCTGTCCATTGAGAACCATTAGTAGAATCTCTTCCAAGAAGCGTTGCATAAACTCTGGAGTATCTGCTCGCTTCAAGTCAAGACCCATAGCTTTAATCTCACCAAGCTCTCCGTCCTTGTCTTTGCGTTTACCTTCCTTATCATAGATAAGAACAGCATAACGCTTTTTAGTAATGAACAAGCCTTTACTAGCGACAACTTCTCGACCAGCTTTAATAATCTCGCCTAAGTTACTTGGACAGTTAAAAGCACTATTCATAAACAATGGGAAGGTAGCATTGACTTCGTCGGCAACCATATCATAGAGCTCAATGATCTTATCACGAGTCCATTCTACTTCACCTCTATCAATCTGACCTCGGTAAACTGGATAAGCACTAAAGTAACATGAGTCAGTATCACCATAGATAATTGTTTTACCTTTGTGATTGTAATCTCCTGTAAACACTGCATTAACTTGTCCTGCCATATGTTTAGCAACACAACGACCTGCCAGTGTAGTACTTTGTCCTAGACGTTGGTCGAAGAACCTACTACCTGCATTAAGCAAAGCGCCATACAAGCTGTTCAAATTAATCTTTTTAACTAATTGTCGCTTGTCCCAATATTCAAACATATCAGTGCCATAGGCTTCTTTGGCTTTCTTTTGTAGTTCTTTACGTTCGGCATACCAACGAGTCAACAAGCCAGGGATAACACCTTGTTTCTCATATGTAAAGATTGTACCATTTGCAGTTAGCATCCAAGGATTACCTTGCAAGTAAATCAAGTCATATGCTTCTGCCGCACTTAGTTCTGTGCTAGTACCATTCTCCCAGTCGATGATAATATTATAGCCTTTGTTCTTAGCAGAGATTTCATTGTACTCATGAACGGCAAACTTTCCATCCCAATAGTCAGCAAAGCCTTCTCCCTTGGCTAGCCATTCTCTTAGTTCTTGTTTAGTTTGTTGCTGGCGAACTTGTCCAATAATTGTTTCTGGACTCATATTAAGAGCGCGGATCAGACTAGGATACAAACTGTTCAAGTCCATTGAACCGATCCAATCGTGAATACCTTTTTCTGGATAAGCAACATACGCACCTGCTGCCTGCGTTTCAATTCCATCACCGCGCTTACGATCCATAACCATTAAGCCTCGGCTGTGGGCTTCGTTGATAATCGCTTGGTCAGTCATAGCCACCGCACCCATTGTTGTGCGTAGTGTAACTGTGTTTGCATGTGCCAGAACATTAACTAAGTCAATGTATTGTAGTTTGGCATCCATCTTGTACAGCAACATAGTATCTTGTCTGTTATAAGCAATAAACTTTTCAAAGTCATTGTTATACAGTTGATCCAATGTGCCTTCATAGTGAACTTTTGTTTCGCCAATCTCGATCTCGCCCACATAGTCAAGACGATATGTGTGAAGTTCGTGATAGGTATACTTACGATACAAGTCAAGATAGTCTAAGTGAACACGACCAACAAAGTCATATGTTTCACTGATCTTACCATACTTTTCGTATTCACGCTTTTTAGGCTTTTGACCCCATAAGCAGAATCTCTTAGTATGATCAGCACCCATTATTTTGATAATGCGATTAACTGTGTAAGGTACGTCATAGCCTTCACTGTTCCAGCCACTGATAATGTCAGCATCGTCTATAAGACTTAGGAACATATCCAACATCTCTTCTTCTGTGCTACAGAGAATAGTGTCGTCAAATCTAGCAACAATAGCTTCTGCTAGTTCTTGTTCCATCTTGTCCGGCTTAATAACTAATGTAATTAGTTTATCCAACCAACCGCAATGTACAGAAATAGCAGTAATAGGATTAAACGGATCGCTGGGATCGGCAAAGCCTTTAATTTTATTGTAAGCTACTTCAATGTCGAAGAATGCCTTATTAACTTTAGGGGCATCACTGTTTAGATAGTTTGTTTCTAAACAACGATTAAGAGGTTTAATATCACTTTCATAAAGTTGTTTGTGCCCATACATACGCTTTTCTTTATCAAAAGCCTTATTACTAGCAACGGCAACTTTAGTCAGTCTCTTACCATCGATACCTGTGTATTGACCTTTTTGATCTTGATAGTAGAACAAGTAATGTGCTGGGAAACTTTTAAACTTCCTGACACCATCGACTCGTTCTACAACATTGATAAGGTCTTTATCTTTTACATAAACTGCGTCAACATAACTCATAGTATATTATATATTCCTGCAATATAGATTATTGTGATTATAAGTTCAACAACGAACAGACTCCATTTGCGCCATATATAACCAAGTATCATCCAACCTAAATTTCCTAAAAAACTTAGCCAAATGTTTAAAGGGTAAACATTATAGCTGGTCAATGCTACGCCAACAATCAAGACGATTGTACATAGCCATTCAAACCAGAACTGCCAAGTTTGTTCTTTTAGGAATTTAATCAACGATGACCTGCAACTTCGAGTACTTCTTCTACTTCAGTAAAAGCATCTTGTTCTTTAGCGAACTCGTTTTTATAAGCGATACGTAGAGCTTTCTTTAGCACTCCGGGTTTCATATCAAGTTCTTCGGCAATAGCTTTAATAGTTTCAGTTAAGCCTTCGTTAAGAGCATTAACTTCGCCCATGACTTGGATGCCTTCGGCAAATAGTTTTTTAATTTTGGCTTTTTCATCGCCACTGAACATACGCGGTTCCATAAACACTCCTTAGTAAAATGTGTCTTACTATTATATAATAGAACTACACTAGAGTCAAGTGTTATTTGGTAAAAAGGTTGATTTCTTTTTCACGAAGTTCAACAAGTTCTGGACAACGTTTACCGTTATTTACAATCCATTTTGCTAGTTCGTTGGGTACAGCATCAAAGTCACCGCGATTGATAACTTTGAGTAAGTTGCTGTTTTTGAAAATTTCCTCGCCCCGATCTGTAATAAAAGACTCAAGGGCAAGGATTTGATTTTTAGTTAGCTCAGTCCGAACTAACTCTTTGATTTTAGGATTCATTTATCTTTGTTTAAGTGTAGCTCTTAATTGCCAGCCGTGTTTAGCATGTGCGTCTTGACGTTCTGCTAAGAAGTTGCTTAAACCATGATTATGAGCAGCTTCAGCAAGTTCATAGGCTTGTTCGATACTAGCTAATACAATATCATTGTCTGATAATAATTTTTCAAACATTCCTTGAGCATTAAGAATTTTAATTTCATCTTCAATGCTAGTTAGTTCACTGAAGCGAGCAAAGCTAGCAGGGGCATAAGCATCCATTGTACGAATTTCTTCGGCAAACTGATCAATACTACCGTATACTTCTTCGTAGATGTTGCTAAACAGTTGGTGGTCCTGACAGAAAGTGCGACCTTCTACGTTCCAGTGAAAGCCGTGTGCTTTCAAATAAAAGGCAAATGTATCTGCCAGTGCCTTTTTCATTGCTTGTACTAATTCATCCATGATTTGTTATCCTATTAAGTGTATTTATCTCTATTGAGTAATACTTAAATACTTAAAGGTTTTAATACAAAATTGACTCATACTATAGTTAGACTTGTTTGATAGTATTAGATAAAATTCTACTACACATATCAAAGCTAAGTTCTAGTTGATTATATAAACTATCATTGCTAGCAACATAGGCCATACCATAAGCAGTGGTGCCCATGTCTTTGTAGTATTTAAGTGTAGGCCACTTGGGCTGTTTTATTTTAAAGCTATCATAGAACAAACAAATATCTGCTACTTCTGCTAGGTTTTCTTTTCTAGGATTTTGCATAGCAGTAAGCATCATTATTGCCACAGGAGTATCTGGAGGGATATTGGGTTTGTCAAACCATTTAGCCATTAAGCTAACTAGATAATATTCTAAAGGTTCGTTTAAGTAAGTAGCAGTCTTACCTTCTGCATCAAGAATCAATTCATAACTACTGCGAATGTATTCTTGCCAATATTTCATGACTTACGAGTTTGTTTTGGACCTTTGCGTTCTTTCCAACGCTTGTCTGTGCTACAGTAATATTTGCCGTAGCCTTCTTCTAACTCTTCGCCGACTAAGCGGCCTTTGAATGGATGTTGCTTAGGTTCAGTGCCTAATACTGTGCCAATTTTTTTAGCCTTTTCTTTGCCGCCAACTTGGCCTACACGCTTTTGATCAGCGTCTAGACCTTCGTTGATAATATCGTTTATTTTCATTTCTGAGTCATTGCACTTTCGGCAACAAAACGTAGTGTTTCAATCCATTCACGGACTTTCTTTGGACGTCCTTTAGCACTCTTAAATGACTGTAAATCGGCTAATGTCAAAAGTTCAGTTGGCTTATCTAATAAAGTAGCAGAACCGTTTTCCCATCTACTTACTACTAAGTACTTTTTACCTTTTGGAACTACTGCAATAGCATTTGCATTGCTACCTACAATTTTACGTTCTGGGTGTTTTCTTTTAGATTTATGATACCATAGTTTGTAATCTGAAATCTGCTCGCCTGCTTCGCCGGATTGTACGGCTGCGCTAGGACGACCTTTGCTACGTTTTACCGCTGGCTCATCGTTGCTAGTTGTTGGAACGTCTTTGACATTCTCCGGCTCATCGCCACCATAACGTTTTGTGCTTCTATGAATTTGACCACTACCTGTGTATTCAACTTCACCAGAACTTGTTCGTTTACGTTGTCCTACTTTTGGAGTATTACTATAGGATAAATCTAACCAAGGATTTCTTGCTTCATACATACTTTCTTGACGTGGCATTGTTGGCATATTTGTTGCTGGCAATGCAGGAACATCTGGATTGTTGTCGCCTGCATAATCATGAACATCGCGATCAAATCGCATAGTTACCCACTCATACGGATCGCCATCACGTCCTTTAGCAACTCCATATGGCATTTCACCGTGGTCGCTATAATAATCAAATAATGCGTGATACAAATCACTGTCTAAGTCATCACCAGCTAAGAAGTTTTTAACTTCATGCTTAAACTTACCAACAATGTGTCGCATTGTGTTATCATTTTCCATGACCATTGTTGGATTTAGATTAGCAAGGCCTTCTAAGAATTGTTCGCTGGTGCCATTAGCTATAGCAGTTTCGTATAAACCAAGAACGTATCTTGCGCTGTTGATACCAAGTTTAACTTGAGTGTTACCTACAGTAATAACTGCACCAGTTTTATTGGCAACTGCTTCGGAGATCAGTTTTAAGTTATTAGTACCTTGTAGGGTATTTTGTTGATATAGTTCAAATAGTTTCATGATTAACTTTCGTAATTCTTAAATGCGAAAACCTTTTGTAGTCTTTCGTATGCTTCTGTATTTATTTCTTCACTCACTGGGTCAGTTTTTTTGATATTAACTGGAGTAAGTTTTGGGCTTGGCTTTTTTGCTTCCGCCACCCCTTCAACTTTAGGATCTACGCCTTGTTCTTTTTGACTTAGCAAATAATCCCATACACTGGTAATCATCATTTCTGCTTTGGCGATTTTTTCCTGTGCCCATTCTGGTAAGTTATCGTTGTCTTCTATAGTCTTTATTAGTCCAGCAACTGCACGAGCCATTGTGTGTAAATTGCTTTCAGCCATGCCGGCTTCGTCATCATATTCGCCGTTGGCTTCTTCGATGCTTTCATTTTTGCTGGCACAATGAGCTTTTTGACTAAAACCTTTTGGGTGGTTACAATCGATACTGTCTTTATACTTTTGACTCCACTTTTCGTCTAACTCTGCTTCTGCCACATCTTGCTCAATGCTTTCAGGTACACAGTTATTAACTCTAACACCGCCCTTGATCTTAGTACCTTGTTTTTTATAACCATCCCAGCACTTAGGATCTAAGCGTTGTTTAACTTCTTGCAGTCTAGCAATCATAGCTGTACGTTCAGCTAGTTGTTCTTCGGATAAAGTATTAACGTCTAATTTACTCAGACGATCTGCTAGTTCATACAGTCTACGTGCTTGTTCTTTATCCATTGTCGTTACCATTTTCTAAAACATTAGACTTATCTTTTTTAGTTTTGAATTCTTCAGCTTCCTTTTTAGGACGCTTCCTTGGCATATTGCGTTTCATAGGTACGGCAAACAAATTGCCAGCAGGTGCGTTAGCAAAACTACCTGCTCCCATGCCTCCTGCACTACTGTCTTCGCTGATAAGTTCTTTTATTTTCATATGTTTATTTATGCCAATTTATGTCAATATAACGTATTACTTTTTCTTAGTCACGTCTGCTACTTGTTTAAGTATAGGACCTGAGAAAATTAAATTCTTGTAACTAGATTCTTGAGGTTTAAATCTAATGGTTAATAACACTGATTTTCTATCACTGACATTTCCAGCTTTTGGATGATTTTTATCGTAGATATCGATTTGTGCTTCTTTAGTGTCTTCTCTATATCTTGCCGCAAAATCTATCTTACCTAGTTTAGGTGCTAAATTGGCAAAACTTAATACGTGATAAGAACCTTTGTCTAAATCAACTAATAATACTGTAGGATCTCTATATGTAGCGTGATTGTTAATAAAGTCGGCTACGTACTGTATAAATTTATATTCCTTAGTATCACTGTCGCCAGCAAGGAAGCTGTTTAATTCGCCAGCGGCAAACGTATACATAAAACGTGCCGCTTCATGTGGATCTTCTTTCCACATGTCCATATAGTCTTCGCTGATAGGACTTACATCTATTCCTAAGCCGCTCCATAAGTAATTGGCAGCTTCTGCTGGAGTTTGTCTTCCTTTTTGTAAGCTACCACCACCTGATTGTCCAAACTGTCCTGCACCAGCTTTTAAACTTAAGTTAAGAACTTTTTCACTTACTTCGCCTGTTATTTGATCTCGTACAGTAACTTCAACGTCTGTTTTCTTTTCAGTGTTTGCACTAATACCATCTGTTACTACGTGAATATTATCCGGCTTACCATTTAAGTAAAAATGTTCTGCGTATTCATCTGCATCTGGACTGTTAGCAAATGCAACACAGCTATCTGCTAACTGTGCAAGCATGTGACGCTTGGCTGGATTCATTAAGTCGCTGTAAGGAGCTTCTGACAATTTTAATGTATATTTGATAGTATCATTAACGACTCGTTTTGCTTTGTCTTGAACAGACATACTGTATTCTGTTTTCTTTGTTTTCTTTAAAGTGTCGATTACTCTCCAAAGATCAGCAGTGCCGATTTCAGCAATACCACCTGCAACTCTAGCGCCTAACTTAGCAAACAAGGCAGCACCTAGCATACCTTCAGAGATATTTCCAAGGTTGGCAATTTTATTAACATCGGGATTGGCTGAACTTTGTCCGCCAAATTCGTGCGTCTTTGTAAACTTACTTAATAAAATTGGACCAACATCAGTGGCCACTACTGCGGAAAATACGCCGGTTGCGAATAATTCTTTAAGACGTTTAGCTTCTGATTTTTTTACAAATACTTCTCGGCCGTCTTCTAATCTAAAAGGAGTACCGGCAGTAATTTTCTTTAAAAATATCGGAACTCTATCCTCAGGTTTTCCTAAGTAATTTTTAAAGTCTTTAGGCTGTAATCCAGCTTCGTTGATAAGTGATTTTAGTTCTAGTAGTCGCATAATAGTATATTTATTCCTTATTCTTCTTCTGTTTTACTTTTACAACCTTCCCAGAAACTAGGATGTGTACTAGATCCTGGACATTCATTGGGATCATCCATACCTCTAGCATCTGCCCAATCATAGCCTGCAATGTGCCCACTACAATCTTTAGTACAGCGATAACCTTTATAAGTTAAGTTTAATGGTGCTTCGGAAATGTCTTTTATCTTCATGATTTTTGTCCCATCAATGCCATAATACTAGAAAACTTATTATGTCTATCTTGTAAGCCTTTTAATCCACTATTAATAGGTTTAGTAACTTGAGCAGTATCATTAAAGTTATTTACTTTTGGTGCTACTTGATTTTGCCAAAACCATACAGCTACTTTGGCAGCGATATCTGGACGTTCGACTAGTTCTGGTTGTTCTTCTAAAGGTAAGCCTAATGCTTGTCCTGCACGTTTATAATTGTCTCTGCCTGTAAGTTGTATATAACCTCTGCCGTGATATCTAGCACCATCGCCTACTTGCTTATTGCCTAACATCTTTGCTTTACGTGGATTATGTTTAGGATCATATTTCTTAAAGTCTGCTCTGCCACCAAACTCTTTTAAACTAGAGAAGTTAGCAGTTTCATGAGCGCATTGTGCTACAAACTGTGCTAGTTCTTTACCTTTAATACCTGCTGCCTGTGCTGTTCTTATTAATACTTTTGCTTCTGGCTTTAATACTAGTTTAGTAGCGTAGTTAGCATCGCCCTGAACTTGTTGTGTTATTGCTGGCTTTTGTGGTGCAGATTTAGCATCAGCAGTTTGTGGTGCTAATGCGGCTGCGCCTAAGGCAGCACCTGCTACCCAATCTTTCCAACCTTCTTCTAAATCCTCGAGTATTTCTGATTCATCGGCACGTCCGCTTTTCATATTAGCACACCAGTGATACATCTTGGCACGTTCGCCGCTAGCGTTCTTTGCTTTTGATCTTAAATCGGTGACACTTCCGTCGCAGCTTGCACCACTACGTTTAACACGTCCAGGACGACTTTTGCCTTTTACCTTACCATCAGCGAAGTTTTCATCCACAGTTGCTTCACGTAGCGCACTCTTAGATTTATCTAAACTATGCCCGCCTTCCATAACTGCTCGTTCATAGTCGGTGAATGTGCTTTCATTGCTAGTCAAGTGTTTAGCAGCGCCCGATTTTTCCCAGCCCGTCCACATAGCACGACCCATTGCTGTTTGGTCACTACTTGGCTTAATAGTATTACCTAACATTCTAGCATACGCATAGATGTGGCTGGCAATACCCTTGCCTTGATATTCTGGATGTATTGCTGATATAAGACTTTCTAACCATTCGCCACCTTTATTATCTTTGTATAGTGCAAACTTAACAAGTCCGACACGTTCAAAGTTATCATCAAATACTTTAATAACAAAGTAAGGTTTACCTTGATGATCTTCTTCGCTACTAGCACGATAAGTCAATCCATCAAAAAACTGCGTGTCATTAAACGCAGGGTTGAATACATCATGGTTAACTGTTTCTTGTAAATCTGTTAGTCTCATATTATCTCATTACTGGCAGAACGTGAAGGCCTTCTGTATTATCATGACCATTATCTCTCATCCAAAGAGCTGCTACTCTATTAGCATCTGCTTGATTATTACCTATGCCACTAAAGCGATATAGTTCTCTATCATCGGCATCTACGATTTTCCAAGCACCAGTAAAGCCACCTTGCGCTCGTTGTTGTTGCAAGTCTTGTGTGCTACCTTGAACTGGAGCAGGACGAACAGGAGTTGCACTCCAGCCGTTAGTACTAAAGAACTGTTCTTCACTGGCACCACTTGTGTTTAAATTCCATTGTTGTCTAGCTTTTTGCATTGCTTCAAATTCACTTCTAGCAACAACTTCTGTACCTTGGCTTTGATACGGAGACTGACTACTACCGATTACCTTCCAAACAAATGGCCTATCTGTTCTAGGACTAGCTGGCCTAATATCAGGACCTGATATATCAGGTTCAATGTCAGTAACGCCCGGTATAGGTCTTGGAGTACTATCATTGTGTCCAACTGGTAGAACTCTGTAGTTGCCGTCAAATTGTCCGTCTTGTGCCCATGCCGAAGCCAATTCTTTGGCCTTTGTTTCTGTGTTCTGAGCAGGACGGAAACGATAAACTTCGCGTCCTAAGCCGTCGATGATTTTCCATTGTCCTGTTGGACTTGAAATTTCTGTGTCTAAATTAACATCTGGAGCATTATTTTGTGCTGGCGGTTGTAAAACACTACGAACACCGAATAATTGTGGAGCACCTAGATTAGCTGCGGCAATAACTTGTCTTGCTCGTTCATCAGCATCATCTATACTAGTAGCATTTACCTGCAAAGGTTGTCCGTTATATTCTACTGTGCGTCCATCGCTGATACGATATATTTCAAATCTTGATGATTGTCCTTGGCTAAATGGTCGTGCTAGTATAGGTTCGCTATCACCACGGCGTCTTATACCAAACATATTTCTAGCTTGTCCAGACTGTAATCCGTGCGGTCCTTGTGCTATGTAATCTTGTAAATGCTCTAATGCTTGTGCATCGTTTGCGATACTTGCAGGGGCATCTTCTACGCTTCTATTTGTATTCAAGTTGAATATTTCATACTTCGGACCGCTACCTGTTGCGGCTGGTGCTGGACTACCAGCAGCCTGGCCTTCATTTTTCTCAGGATCGAAACGTATACTATATTTGCGAACATCATCTCTATCTGTAATATTATTAGCAGTTAGCCAAGCCGTGAGCACCCAGTCTGCCTTATTCCATGTATCAGCACTAAAACGATATGCTACAGTGTTTGGACCATCTGCTCTAAACTTACTAATAATATACTTACCATTAGGATCGTATGGAGCTAATTTAGGTTCTTCGTAAGCGCGAACTGGATAAGCATCGGCTGCTGTTAATGAATTTAATCGAACCATCCATTCGCTGGCTGCTTTTTCTAATGCTTCTTCTTTTGATGTAGCAAGAACTTCTATGCTTGCACCATTTGATGCTCCTCGACCTTCTTTATCAACTCGATACCACATTTTCTTACCATTAGGCTCTTTACCTTGGCTACGTTCGAACTGTGCTTGTTTAATAAAACTCTTTAATGCGCTTTGTGGTAATTCACCAGCGGCATACTTGGCAAAGTAAACCATTGTGTTAGTAGCATCTTTGTCATTACCAGCTAATAACTTATAAAGTTTCTTAGCATATTCTTCTTTGTATTTTGTTTCATCTACTGCGGCATCCATGGCTACAACGAAACGCAACAATGTACTTTCAATCTTATCGAAGTTTTCGTTTAACCAATCACCACCTGGACTACGGAATTCGATATAACCATCTTTAGTATTAACGCTGGTATATTTGCTTGTGCTACCACTGTGAATTAGTTTTGCAGCACTAGTGTTTAAGTGCTCTTTCATAGTGTCTAACAATCGTTTAACATCTTCTGGACGTTGTGTAATATTATCTCTGACAATCTTTAGCGCACTCTTAGCGTAAGTATTTCCGCTACGGCCAAAGTTTTCTAAAACGTATTCGTCGCCCATTAAGATAGCAAGTTTAACATAGTCTAGATTTTGTAAATCACCTTGCCATTTTGGAACACTAACGTTGATGTGTAAACCTGTGCTATCATTTGTATAGCAACCAGTTTTATCGGCCCAGGCTTTAACTTTCTTTAAGTCACTTAATAGTTCGTCAATGGGCAATGCTGGGCTAACAAATTCTAAGCCACCATCTTCTGGTTCATCTGCCTCTAAGCTACCATCAGGTTCTACAACATAGTGTAATTCTGTAGCACTCGGTCTTGTTATACTGCGACTATGATAATTGTTGCTGGCTTGTACTTCGCGGCCAATAGCACGACTAAAACTATCTGCGGCATCTTCTATGCTAACATCACCACCGCTTGTATCTGGATTGTAGTAATGTGGCCAAGTAATGTTATAATTACTTTCAACGTCCTGCATAGTGTTTATGTCTACTGATTCTAACCATTCTTCTTCTAGGTCTTCATTACCGTAAAAGTTATCATTAAAATCTTCTTCAGCTTCCTCATACCATGGACTGATTTGATCTTCGGCTACCTTAGCAGAAGCATTACGATAATCTTCTTTAGTCGGATCAGGGAAGTTACCGTTTTCATCTTCTTCTTGACCTAGTATTTCAAATACTTGACTAGGAGCGGCATTATATCGCAACCAATCATATATTGCTTCTAGTTTATCTGTTTCCCAACGATCGCCGAGGTGTTCTCCAAGCCATTCGGTATAATCTTCGCGCATCTTATCAACTAAACGTTGACAGTCGCCTCTACTGTTAAAGTCACCATCATAGAAGAAATCAAACGCATCTTGAATTCTACTAATACTTTCATCACTGTCGTAATCAGGTTCTTGGTAATCATCGCCTTCATCGCTTTCAGCGGCACCTGGAACAATCATTTCAAATTCCATACCAGCTTTTGCGCCGATTTCTTTAGCAGCCCGACGCAGAGCGTTAGGACTCATGTTAATTTCGTTAAGTAGTTGTTCTTTTATTTGTAGGTATTTCATGCTACGACTTTCGTTGTGATAGTATATTTATTGTAATAATTAGTGATATCAAAAATAACAGTTTCGTAGTCATTGTGCAGCCAATGATATACATAAAATTTCAATAAGTTAGTAGAATCTTTATTAAACTTAGTAGCTGATACTCTTGCTATAGATATAACAGGATGTAGAGTTTTTACCTTAGTAATAAGATTTTCATCATAGTCATCGACTACAATATCAAGCATGGTATAAGTTTGATCTACTCTGCGCATCATTTTCTCTTATTCAACATGTTATATAAAGAACCAGCGTGGTATGCTTCTCTAACAGGCTGGTCAATGTCTTTTAGTTTTAATCCTAAACGTTTCAGCAAAGGCAATAGTTTATGTTCTTCTTCTTCACTGCCAAAAGCAATAACAGTTTGTGGAGCACCTTGACCAAATGTCGCAGGATTAGCATCATCTAAATCGCTGATAACTTGTCCTAGTTTATACCAGTCATAAACATCACTAACTGCAACCTTAGTTGTACCTGCTGGAAACGGGATCAACTGCCCTTGCTGTTCTACTTCGCCGGCTTCTTCATCTTCTTTAACACCAGAGATTTGTTTTAGTTTATTTTGTTTTAGCCATTGTTCATACTCCCATTGGCTTCTAAATTCTTTTTTAGTAGTAGGCTTTGCATCTTTGGCAAAGTGTAAACGTTGTTTAGTAATCTCAAATGGATCACGTGCATTTTCGTCGCCGGCGAAGTAATCACGCATAGTAGCTAAACTTGCTTCGTCTACTTCTTTAGCTGGAACATCGAATACTGTGTAGTACTTGCGAGTCTTTTCGTTCCATACTGTACGACCTTTAACTCCACTGAGTTTTTCTTGGCTAGTCATTTGATCCCAAGTCTTAGCCACAGTTTTTTGTTCTTCTGATTCACGTTGTAATCTTTTATCACTAAGAGCACGATTTAATCCAGCAGCACGTTTCTTTGCACGTTGTTCTTGTTCTTTGCTGTAATCTTCTAATCCTGGATGACTCTTACTTGCTCTTGCGGCAAAGTTAGCACTGCCATAGTCATCACTAGCACGAGTGACATAACGATTTCTCAATTCTGTACTGACTTCCACCACACCTTGCTCTTTAACTTTTTGTCCACGCTTAACTGGCACTGGATATTTCTCGCAGGCTTGTTTAACTGTGTCAAAATATGATAATCCAGCAACTTTAGATTTAGGATCAGTTCCGCTGGCATGATAAAAAGCAACCTTGTCATCAGCACGAGCCGCATCACGTAATGCTGTGGCACTGCTTACTCTAGGACTAGGTACATGAGTAATTTGTGCAAACTTATAATAACCGTGACTACCTTCAACACCATTGTATTGATTTAATAACTTGCCACTCCATGCCCAATCATTTGCATCTGTAATATAAGCCACAGTTGCACGTTCATTCTTACGCACCTTTTTAAAGATGTAAGCTGCCAATGTTAATACGCTTTGTTCAGGAACAATATGGCCAGCAATAGGAGGATAAATCTCTTCCATCCAAGCAGACTTTTGTTGAAATGTTAATGGATCATTAGGACCTAATGTACTTGGATTAGTTCCGATGAACCAATTTGCGCCTGCATCTTCGACTGCTCGCCATACTTCAATATGTCCTTGGTGTGCAGGATTAAATCTGCCAAAAGCAAATGCAACGGTTGCACCTGCGGATTCTACTAATACTTGATTTATTTTCATATTTTCTTTATCCTACGTGAGATGCTATTTGTTTGCAAAGTGCAAAAAATATATCATCTGGCCAATCTTTCTTAAACATATTTACACGATATGTAACATAGCGAATATTTCCATGTATGTAACCTTGATTAGAATCTATTCTGTCTAAACTGGCTTGATTTGGACTTGCGCCACCTGCTGGTACAAATGCTACTCCTGTTAAAGCACATTTCCAACCTTGTTCATTGATAACATTCCATGCATCAGCTGCTGTTATGTTTACAGGAAAGCCTTTTCTTTTTGCTTCATAAGTTTGTCTACTGAATACGCGACTCCACGTAGAATGTAATGGATTCGAACTATCATAACCAGGCAATTGCTTTGCGTTAGTTTTTGGTTTAGTTGTATCTAATTCATTTATTTTCATTGTGGTGTCCAACGCTTTCTCGGTACAAACTTCACGTTGCCGAATTGTTTATTTCCATCTGCATAACGTACACGGCCTTCGCCGTTTGTGTCCCAGATATCTGCTTTAGGTCCTGACTCGATTTGGTCAATAACATTGTCTTTTAACATTTGAATAGCACGAACAATTTTAAAGATTTCATCTAATACATTGTTCTGTGCAGAATTTAATTCTTTAATCTTTGCTTGCTTAGGAGCACTAACTTTAGTAGCAGCCCATTGAAAGAAATGATTTGCATTTAAACTATCTAACTGTTTTGCTTTAGCACTTTGATTAACATAGTTATAAATGATTTGCTTTAAGTCGCTTAAGCCAGCGACACCTTGTAAGAATGTATCAACTTGATGTGCATGTTGCTTAATATGATTCTCTACTTGACTAATCATTGTTGTATCGACTTTAACCGGTGCTACATTGTATATTGGTCCTAATACAATTAGCTTTGGATTAGCATTAAACATTGTAAAGTCTTTAATAGGAACCTGTGCGCTATCAGGTGCACCGTGTTCAGTAAAGTAAGCATGACCGACAACCATAACTTCAGCGTTAGCGATCTTTCGTCCTAGTTCACTGTCTGCTCGCACATGATAGCAAGTTTGACTTTTAGGGTTAGGACAGAATGTATACACTCCATCTACTAGCTCGGGAGGTGTTAAAAATAACGCATCGGCATATACATAGAATGTTGTATTACCGTCTAATTCCGCAGGAGTACCTGGCTCAAATAATGGTGCTAGACTAGCAAACTTATCAGCAAACTGTTGTCTAGCACTAACTTCTTCTGGAGTAACTGCTTTACCTGTACTCATAATATAATCAGAAACATCTTGTCCTGACTTGGGCATAACACCTTTACCCCACTGTGCATGTCCATGAGGAGGAACAAATACACCATTCTCACGTCCCCAATAGATTTGAGGATTACCGTCCCATTTCATACGTACACTCGAACTACCTTGCTCTGTGTTCATATCTTTTAAATGTTCTAGTGCCTCGATTGTGCCTTGACTGCCGTAGAAGAATACTAGATCTTCTAAGTGATTAAATGCTCGTCCTAGTTTAGGATCTACTGCTTCTTTTAATTCTAATAATCTCATTGTTGACCCGTCCACACTGCATATAAGCCACCACTTGAATCATAGCCTCCGTATACCTTACTTAGCTGGGTGTTTACATATGCTTCTAATTCTTTGCCTGTTGTATTTGGCTTAACATCAAAAGCAAAGTAATGATCACCATAATTGTTTTGGCCTATATATTCTCCGCCCAGTTTGCCCATGATAGTATCAATATTTTTTTCTGCTCGTGTGGCAGATCGTGTGCCTTGCAGTGTTGGATCAGTATCTAGTTCATCGTCATCTACGCTGAAATACCCTTTCATTTGAACACCAGGAATCTGACTTAGACTCATCCAGTTTCTACGACCACCAGGTGTTTGACTGGTGCCCGCCAGTAATGGACGCTTCATTATAGTCAGCACTACACCATACAATGCTTTGGCTATACCAACACCACGATAGTCTTCGTCTACTGTGATTATTCCTACCTGCACAGCACCAGGTAATGGGAAACTTCGGCCCACAATATCAACTGTAAGTTTTCCAATTAGTTTACCAGGACTTTGGTCAAACTCTGCCTTACGTCTGACATTTCGTGCTTGCTCGTATTCTACTCTGCTGGCCCATTCACGTCTAGTATAGTATGACGGACGCGGACCTATAGATCGTGGTTGGAATTCACCTTTACTAGCAGGATCCCACATTTTGATTATAAAATCACCGCTGTCATCGGTTATAGAATACAATAGCCCGCTGCCACCTGGAAGTTTGCGCACTGATTTTTCTCTGCCATATGAATCAAGATAACTTTTACCACCAGAGAACCCGCTCGGGCTCAGGCGTTGTATCTCGTCTAGTTGTAATTCTGTGATTTTCATAACTTGTTTAGCATACTACGGAACCACTCATTGGTACCCACTCGTATGTTTTCTTGTTTAACTTCTTTCCAATTAGGATCAGCTTTACCACGTGCCAATAACTCTTGGGCTTGATCTTGTGGTAATGCTGCCAATATACTTTCAACGCTGCCTAACACATTAGGATCAGCCTTGCCAGTTAAAATCTCTGCTATCTTTGACAAGTCGTCTGTGACAAACTCTGCTTTCTTACCTAGACCATCACGGGCAAATAAACCCTGCCATGCACTCCACATATAGCCCTTGTCTTTAGCTAGGAATGCCATTAGTAATTGTTTGTTCACGCCTTTGTAAGGACTTCCAGCAGGAATGTTGTGTGTATGAAATTTAGCAATTTGAGGAGCATTAGCTGTGACCATAATGTCAACTTGATGATGTTCATGACCTACAGGAACATTTACGTGAACGTTAATACCTGTTTGTGCTGTAGCTAAACCCTTGCCT